GCTGCGACAAGATTTGTTTTTATTCAATCTGCTGAACTTGAAACACAAAGAAAAAGCTTAGAAGTTTTAACTGGTTCGCTTACCAAAACAAACACTATTATCAAAGAACTACAGGCATTTGGTTCTGTAACACCATTTACAAGCAGTGAGCTTATAGAGCAAACAAAGAGATTGAAAGCATTTGGATTCCAAACAGATGAGCTTGTGGATACAACAAAACGCTTGGCAGATGTAGCTGGTGCTACTGGTGCTGATCTTCAAGGAATTGCGACAGCGTTTGGACAGATTAGGGCAAAGGGTAAATTACAGCAAGAAGAAAATTTACAGTTATTAGAAAGAGGAGTTGATATTACAACTGAATTAAAAAATATTACTGGCTTGCAAGGTGAAGCATTTGAAAAAGCACAGAGACAGGGCAAGATAGGTGCTGATGCTGTTAACCAGGCACTTATAAACCTAACAAATGAAGGTGGTGCTTTCTTTGGCGGTGCAACTGCACAGGCAACAACACTTAATGGTAAATTATCAACTTTGGTAGATTCTGTACAAAATTTAGCAAGAACACTTGGAGAAGTTTTAGGGCCAGCTTTTAAAACTATTCTTGATATAGCCACAAAAACTGTTCAAGCAATTGATAATGTTTTTAAAAGGTTTCAAAATATAGGAAAAATTGGGTTTGGAAATGTTTTAGGCGCAGAAAATGAAGCTAGAGAGCAAGCCGTAAAACTTACTCAGCAAAAGTTTGGTAATGAAAAATTCAGAGGTGCAAGTATATTTGCAAGTAAAGAGGAAAATAAATTTTTTAAAGAACAATTAAAAATTCTTACTGACCAAAATATTGAAAGAGAAAAACTAAGACAGACAGAATTTACTGCAAATGAGGAAAAAAGAAATGCTTTAATTGAAACAGCACAAAAAAATAAAGAAATAAATAATATTCTTGGTGAAACAAATACCAAAACTGATGCAATAGTAGAAAGCACAAAAGGCATAAAAACTGCTTTTGAACAAATAGGAGATAGTATTGCAACAGGTGTTTCTGATGCTCTGGTCGGAGCTATACAAGGAACTAAAACACTAGGTCAAGCAGCAGCAAGCATATTAAATGATATTTCTTCTCAGCTTTTGAGGCTTGGTATTAATACACTACTTAAATCAACTGGTTTTGGAATATTTGAAAATTTGACAGGTTTTGCAAACGGAGGCAGACCACCAGTAGGCAGACCATCAATTGTTGGAGAAAGAGGGCCAGAATTATTTGTCCCATCAACTGCTGGTACTATTATTCCAAATCACAAGATGGGTGGAATGACTAATAATATTGTTGTTAATGTAGATGTAGATGGTGGGGCTAGTGTTGATGCTGATGAAAACAACAGCAAACAGTTTGGCCTTGCTCTTGTGGCTGCTATACAGGCAGAAATAATTAACCAAAAACGTGCTGGAGGTCTACTTGCATAATGGCTACATTCCCCTCTATTGATCCAACATATGCTGGTTTTTCTAAAAGATCAAACCCAAATAAAAGGCTTATTCGCTTCATGGACGGATATGAACACAGAATTCTCTTTGGATTAGCTAGTCATCAAAATCCTAAAATTTATTCTTTAATATTTGATGTTACAGAAACTGAATCAGATGTTATAGAGGCTTTTCTTGATAGCAGGGCAAACGATCAGGCAAGTTTCACTTTTACACCACCAGCAGAGGGAATATCAAAAACTGGTACATATAGCCAGTCTGGAACTACTGTTACCATGACAGTCACAAATCATGGCATTGCAGTAGGTGAAACTGTAACTCTTGATTTCACAACAGGCTCTGCCACTGATGGAACTTTTATTGTTGCCTCTGCCGCAGATCAAAACACTTTCACTGTGACAGCATCTGCAAGTGCAACTAACAGTGGTAATGTTTCAGTTACTGTGTCTGGTGCTGGTCAATATGTTTGTGAAAGCTGGACAAAATCTATTCCTTACAATAATAGAGCCAGACTAAGTTGCACATTTAGAGAGGTGTTTGAGCCATGAGTTCAAGTGTTATTAGTGATATTCAAGGGATAAACCCTTCATCAATAATTGAGCTTTTTACACTTACAACAACTGCGGCTTTACATGGTTCAGCTCAAACTTACAGATTTCATGCTGGCTCAAGTTTAAATTCAAATGGTGAGATTGTTTGGGCTGGTAACTCTTATCAAAGATTCCCTGTAGAGGCAGATGGTTTTGCTTTTCAAAAAGGACAAATCCCAAGACCAACATTGACTGTGAGCAATGCACTTGGAACTATTACATCAATACTTTTAACTGTTAATGAAACAACAACTGGTAATGATTTGACAGGTGCGACAGTGACAAGAATAAGAACACTTGCAAAGTTCCTTGATGCTGTTAACTTTGCTGGAGGAGTGAACCCTTATGGTACACCAGACCCAAATGCTGAGTTTCCTCAAGAAATATATTCAATAGATAGAAAAGCATCTGAAACAAGGGACGCTGTTAGTTTTGAACTTGCTGCGCCAATAGACCTTGCTGGAGTTCGTGCGCCAAAACGTCAATGCACTAGAAAAGATTTTCCTAGTATTGGACGTATAAGAATATGACTTGGAAGCAAGATGCTTTGGTTCATGCGAAAAACCAAGACCCAAAAGAGTCATGCGGTTTGTTGATTGATGTAAAAGGTAAAGAAAAATATTATCCCTGTAGAAATTTATCAAGTTACTCACAACAATGTTTCATCATTGACCCAGAAGATTATGCAAAAGCAGAGGATAGCGGCAAAGTTTTAGCTGTGATTCATAGCCACCCTGTTACTCCACCAGTAGCTAGTCAAGCAGATATGATTAGTTGTGAAGAGAGTGGCCTTGTTTGGCATATAGTTAACCCTAAAACAGAGCAATGGGGCTTTTATAAGCCATCTGGATATAAACCACCTTTAATAGGCAGACACTGGGTCTGGGGCATTACAGACTGCTGGAGCTTGGTCAGAGACTGGTACAAAGAAAAATTAGGAATAACACTAAGAGACTGGGACAGACCAACAACCCCAGAGGAATTTATTGAGAATCCTATGTTTGAAAAATGTGCATGGCGCACTGGTTTTAGGCAGCTAAGACCAGAGGAAAAACTAGAGAATGGTGATTTATTATTTATGTCAATTATGGCAACAGGACTGAATCATGTAGCGATTTTTTTAGATGGTGATGTTTTACATCATTTAGCAGATAGAATATCTTGTAAGGAACCATATAACCAATGGCTACTTAAATGCACTGGCATGAGGTTACGTTATGCTCAATAAAATAAAATTATATGGTGATTTAGCAGAAATCACAGGACATAATGAATTTGAAGCATTAGTAAATTCAACTGGACAAGCAGTTAGTTTTTTAATAAATAATTTTCCACAGTTAGAGAGTCATATGGCAAATCGTTATTATAAAGTTTTAGTTGATGAACAGGAAATTGATGAACAAGAAATACATTTTCCGATAGGTCAAAGTGAAATAAAATTTGTTCCTGTAATACAAGGTGCTGGAGGTAATTTAGGAAGAGTTTTACTTGGTGGTGCTTTAATAGCTGTTGGTATGGGAGCTTTCGGTGCTTTTGCTGGAAAGGCTGTTTCTTTTGGCGCACAAGGTATCGGATTTTCTAAAGCTGCTCTTGGAGCTAAAGCTGCTTTTGGTATTGGTGCTGCTTTAGTTTTAAGTGGTGTTAGTGGTATGTTGTTTCCAATGCCTAAAATGCCAGAGTTTAGCTCTGAGCAAGACCCTAGACTATCATTTAGCTTTAGTGGGACGCAGCAGACCAGTCGTGCTGGAACTCCAGTCCCTGTGGTTTATGGAGAAATAATAACTGGCTCAGTGGTAATTTCTGGAGGTATTGATACGGAGCAAGTTCAAGTATGACAAAAAATCCAAAGCCTATTGGTGGTGCTGGTGGTGGTGGTAGGCGTTCTCCCCCACCCCCAAGACAACCAACAAGAAGCCCAGATACGCTGCACAGCAAGCAGTTTGCAACATTTTTAGATCTTGTAAGTGAAGGTGAAATCGAGGGCAGTGCATCTGCCTCAAAAGAAGGTATCACAGATAAAACATCTACTGCTTATACAAATGCTTATTTAAAAGATGTCTTTCTTAATGACACCCCAATTTTGAAATCCACTGCAAGTTCATCTAGTCCATCAACGACTGATTTTAACTTTCAAGATGTTACTTTCAACTCAAGATTTGGTACAGCAGATCAAACAAAAATTGCTGGCATTGAAAGCAGTCAATCAACAATTCCTGTAGGTGTAACTGTCACAGCAGCAACACCAGTAACAAGACAAATCACAAACACCTCTGTTGATCGTATTAAGGTTTCAATTACATTTCCTCAAATACAAAAAGCAACAAATGATGGAGATTTGTTAGGCTCCTCAGTTCAATTCAAGATTTCTGTTCAATATAATTCTGGTGGTTTCACTGATGTTCATACTGATACTGTCACTGGTAGAACTGCTGACGCATACCAAAAAGATTTTTCAGTTGAAGTTACAGGTGCTTTTCCTGTAGATATAAGAGTTACAAGATTAACCGCAGATAGTACAGACGCTAGTTTAGTTGATGCGTTTCAATGGACAAGTTTCTCTGAAATAATAGATGATGCCTCTACTTATGCAAACTCAGCTTATAACGCCATTAGGCTTGATTCACAGCAGTTTAGTTCTATACCATCTAGAAAATATAGGATTAGAGGAATAAAAGTAAGAATACCAGCAGCTAACGGAGGTTTAACCCCAACTGTAGATTCTGCAACTGGTCGCATAATTTATCCTACCAACTACGTTTTTAACGGAGTTATGGGGGCTGCGGTGTGGACTTCGTGTCCAAGTATGATATTACTCGACCTTTTAACTAACACCAGATATGGATTTGGGGATCATATAACAGACAGCAATCTTGATTTGTTTTCTTTTGTAACTGCTAGTAAGTATGCAAATACTCTTGTTGATGATGGTCTAGGAGGACAAGAGGCAAGGTTTAGCTGCAATGTAAATATTCAAACATCAAGTGAGGCTTTTGACCTTATCAATGAGCTTGCAGGGGTAATGCGTTGTATGCCTATCTGGTCTGCTGGAACAATTACTATTGCTCAAGATTCTCCAAAAGATGCAAGCTATTTGTTTAATTTAAGCAATATATCCTCTGATGGTTTTTCTTATTCTGGAAGTAGTTTAAAACAAAGACATACTGCTGTTGCTGTCTCATATTTTAATATGGACAGTCAAGAGATTGACTATGAAGTTGTTGAAGATACAACTGCACAAAGTAAGTTTGGAATAATCACAAAACAAGTCAAGGGTTTTGGTTGCACATCAAGGGGTCAAGCTGCCAGATTAGGTCGGGCAGTACTTTTCAGTGAGCAACTAGAGTCTGAGTTGGTAAGCTTTACAACTTCAATAGATGCTGGAGCAGTGGTTAGACCAGCAGCAATTATAGAAATTAATGACCCTGTTAGGGCTGGTGTTAGAAGAGGTGGAAGATTAAAAAGTGTTACCTCAACAACTGTGGTGACTGTTGATGATACAGATGCAACAGATTTAGCTGTTGATGCCTCTGGCAACCCAACTGGTGATGCCAAATTAAGTTTGGTTCTGCCTGATGGCACTGTTGAAAGTAAAACAATATCAAGTGTGTCAAATGGCACTATCACTGTGGACTCTGCTTTTTCACAGACACCAAATGTAAACACAATATTTATGATTTCTAACGTGACAGTTCAATCTCAAAAATTTAGAGTGATTACAGTTGAGGAGCAAGATGGGGTAAATTATGCGATTACAGCACTGTCGTATGTAGAGGGCAAATATGCTTTTATTGAAGATGGAACTGCTTTACCAGCAAGAAGTATAAGTATTTTAAATGAGCTTACAGCACCACCAGTAGGGCTTACTGCTGTAGAAACTATTATTCCTATAAATAATCAGGCAGTTTCAAAGATTGTTATTAGCTGGCAGCCTATTGTTGGTGTCATTGAATATCAAGTAAACTATCGTTTTGAAAATGGCAACTTTGTTACTGAAAGAGTCTCAAGACCTGATTTTGAAATATTTAATAGTCAGCTTGGAACTTATGAAATACAAGTATTTAGTTATAACGTACAAGAACAACTTTCTGCAACATCTACTGATTTAACATTTGAAGCTGTTGGTAAAACAGCATTGCCTCAAGATGTTACTAATCTAAGAATTGAACCTATATCAGATCAATTTGTTAGGTTACGTTTTGATAAAGCTACAGATGTTGACGTGGTGCATGGAGGCAATGTAGTAGTCAGAGGTAGTAATATCGGTGATGGAACAGCAACTTTTACCAACTCTGTTGATGTAATTCCAGCTTTGCCTGGCAATGTAAGTGAATCTATTGTTCCAAATATTGTTACAGGCGAATATATTTTAAAATTTAGGGATGATGGTGGCAGACTTAGTGCTGGTGAGACATCTGTAATAGTTACAAGTCCAGACCCTTTTCCTAAATTGGTAGTTTTAGAAGATAGAGAGGACACTGATGCAACACCTTTTGCTGGTACAAAAGTCGATTGTTTTTTCTCTGATGATGTAAATGGTCTTGTTTTAGGTTCTTTAGATGAATTAGATGGTGTAACTGATTTTGATGCTATTGCTGATTTTGATTTTCTTGGTGCTGTTGATATTACTGGTGGGTCTTATGAATTTGCAAATACTCTTGATTTAGGTGGAAAGCAGCCCCTTAGACTTCGCAGACACATAGTCACGCAAGGTTTTTACCCAAATGATTTGATTGATAAAAGATCAGCAAATATTGATACGTGGACAGACTTTGATGGTGCTACTGCCTTTGATGTTGGAGCATCTTTATTAGTTGCTACAACTGACCTTGACCCTGATTTATCGGTTTCAGCAACTTATGGACAAAGTGGCACAACAATAACAATTACAAAGACTTCGCATGGATATTCTGTCGGTGATTTTGTTGTCATTGATTTTACTGCTGGAAGTGCAACAGATGGTAATTATGAGATTATTTCTGTTCCTAGTTCAAGCACTTTTACAGTTACTTCAGCTACAAGTGCAACAATATCTGCTGGAACAGCTTGTACATATGGCGCAAACTTTTCTAGATTTAATCCTTTTGTTAATGGAACTTATGTTGGTCGTGGTTTTAAATTTAGATGCGAAATGGATTCAGATGACCCTGCACAATCAATAGAAATAGATCAGCTTGGATATACAGCAGAATTAGAAAGCAGAACAGAAACAAGTCTTGGCAATGCTGGTGCAAGTGGTGGTGGAATTATATCTTCAGGAACCTCTCAAAAATCAGTAACATTTACAAATACATTTTTTACTGGCAACACAGGAACTGGTGTTGCTGCAAATTCTGTTTTACCATCTGTTGCTATTACTATTGAAAATGCACAAAGTGGAGATTTCTTTGCTTTATCCTCTATTACAGGAAGTGGTTTCAATATTGATATAAAAAATGGCTCAAGTCATGTAGATAGAGAATTTAAATATACTGCAACTGGTTTTGGTCGAGGCTCATAAATTATGATAACCTTAAAGAAAAATTAGAGTAAAATGGCTACCCACGATTACGTTATAGACAATAGTACAGGTGCGAACGTTCGTAGTGATTTAAATAATGTACTGCAAGCGATATTAACAAATAACAGTTCTGGTTCTGCGCCCTCTACCACTGCAAGCTATATGTTTTGGGCTGATACAAGTAACAATATTTTAAAGATGAGAAATACAGCTAATGATGGCTGGATTGATTTGAGAACACTTACTGGTGGTGTAACTTCTTCTGCTGATGCAACAATAAATTCTGTAAGTGTAGGTAAAGGTGCAAACTCTGTTGCTGGTAATACTGTTCTTGGGGAAAGTGCCTTAGACGCTTCTGTTACTGGTGGAGACAATACAGCCATTGGTAATCTTGCTCTAAGCGCATTAACCTCTGGAACAGGTAATACAGCAGTCGGAAAAGCAACATTAGATCAAAATACAACAGGTAGTAATAATGTTGCAATCGGACAAGGTTCCTTAGGGTCAAACACAACAGCAGATAACAACACAGCTTTAGGAAGATTTAGTTTAAATCTGAACACAACTGGAACGCAAAACACTGCTGTAGGGGGTTTATCTTTAGATGCAAATAGTACTGGTGGTTATAATGTAGCGGCTGGATATAATTCATTAGGAGCAAATACTACTGGAAATTACAACGTAGCAATCGGAACACAAACTCTTGATTCAAATACTACGGCTGATGATAATACTGCTGTTGGATATGCGTCTTTGACAGATAACACCACTGGTACAGATAACGTTGGAATAGGCAAGGTTGCATTACAAGTAAATACTACTGGTTCACAAAATACAGCAGTCGGAGAAGGAGCTTTAAATCAAAACACTACAGCAAGTAACAATACTGCTCTGGGTAGAAGAGCCTTGTTTCTTAACACAACTGGAACATCTAATACTGCTGTTGGTTTTGGTGCTTTAGATGCTAATACTACAGCAAGCACTAATACTGCTGTAGGTAATAATTCATTAGGAGCAAACACAACTGGTGCTGCAAACACAGCTATCGGAGTCTCAGCTTTACTAAACAATACAACCGCAGATCAAAATACCGCAGTAGGAGAATCGGCATTAGAAAATAATACAGAGGGTGCTGCTAATACTGCTATCGGCAGAAGAGCTTTAGAGGCTAACACTACCGCATCAAACAACACTGCTATTGGTAAAGAAGCTTTAAAAGCAAATACAACTGGTGCTTCTAATACTGCTTGTGGCGAGAGCGCATTGGAATCAAACACAACAGCAAATAATAATGTTGCCGTAGGTAGGCAAGCAATGTTGTCGAATACAACTGGCGACAGATCGGTTGCTGTTGGTGCATTTTCTTTAGATGCAAATACAGAAGGATTTAGAAATACTGCTGTTGGTTATGCTGCCATGACAAACAGTATTGACGGAGATAATAATTCTGGAATAGGACAACAAGCTTTAAACTCTAATACTACTGGTTCACAAAATACAGCAGTGGGTAGTTTAGCTTTATATAATAACACCACAGCAAGTTCTAACACTGCTGTAGGTTATGACTCTTTAGGAGATAACACAACTGGTACTGGAAATACAACTGTAGGTGCTTTTTCTTTAGATGCTAATACAACTGGTCAAAATAACACTGCTGTGGGTAGAAGTACCTTAGGTGCAAATACTACAGGAATACAAAATACTGCTGTGGGTTATTTCGCTATGCTTGCAAACACAACAGCAAGTAACAATACTGCTGTAGGATATTATGCTTTAGGAACTAATACTACAGGAACTCAAAACACAGCACTTGGACGATCAGCATTACAACTTAACGAAACAGCAGATAACAACGTAGCTATTGGTTATGAGGCCCTGGGTGATAATACAACTGGAGGATCAAATACGGCTGTAGGTAGTTTTTCATTAGATGCAAATACTACAGGATCAGGTAACGTTTCTGTGGGTCAAGGTAGCCTGGGGTCAAACACCACTGCAAGTAACAACACTGCAATAGGTTTAAATTGTCTGTTTTCAAACACAACTGGAACAGAGAATACAGGTGTTGGTAGTGGTGCATTAAATGCAAATACTACTGCAAATTCTAATACTGCTGTTGGATATGTTTCTTTAAATGGTAATACGACAGGAGCTAGTAATACTGCAATAGGTACAAACTCATTACAAACAAACAGTACTGGTGCTAGTAACACAGCTTGCGGTAAAGGTGCTTTAGCAAGTAATACTACAGCTTCAAACAATACTGCTGTTGGAACAGATGCTTTAGTAGCAAACACAACTGGAACGCAGCACGTAGCTCTAGGGGGTTTTGCCTTAGATGCTAATACGACAGGAAATTACAATACAGGTTTGGGATATGTTGCTTTGAGTGCAAACACAACTGGAGATTCAAACGTTGGGGTAGGAAACAGTGCCTTAATAGCAAACACAACTGGTTCCAACAATGTAGGTGTGGGTAGTGAGGCTGGAGGTGGTATTACAACTGGTTCCAACAATGTAGCTTTAGGAGAGTCTGCTTTACTTGGACTTTCTACAGGAACTAACAACATCGCAATAGGTACTGATGCTGCTAGAGCAAGTTCTCCTACTGGAAACTTAACAGGAGAAGATAATAAAATATGTATGGGTAATAATAGTCATGATAATTTTTCTTGTAAGGTATCTTTAACAGTTACCTCTGATAAAAGAGATAAAACAGATATAACAGATTTTACACATGGTCTTTCATGGATTACAAAGCTAAGACCTGTTACATATAGATGGGATATGAGATCAGATTATGATAATGGTATTCCTGATGGCAGTAAAAAAGGTAAAAGATTAAATATTGGTTTACTTGCTCAAGAGGAGTTGGAAGTAGAAAAAGAACATGGTTTTGCAAATGATAAAAATGATATGTTAATCACAACTGAAAATGCAGAAGGTAATTATGGAATGGAATATGAAAGACTTGTACCAATACTAATTAACGCGATAAAAGAATTAGCAACTAAAGTCACAGCCCTCGAAGCAGGGTAAACTTAAAGTAACCTAATTTTTAATTATGGAAGAAAAAACCGCAGATGAAATCGCAGCAATTTTTTCTGCTGCTGCTGATAGCGTTTATGTTATTGGTATAGCCAAAAAAGAAGATGAAACTGATGATGAGTTTAAAGAGAAAATCAAACGTAATGTAGAGCATCTTGAAATTATCAAGGCTTACAAAAAACTTGATGAAACTACATCTATCTGGACATCTGAAGATTTTACAGCTATTGATGCTGCTATTACTGCTGGTAAAAAACTCTACTAAATTATGAACCTTAAAGAAAAACTACAACAACTTGCACAAGAAAGACAAAATTTACAAGTTGCCATGATTGAAATTACTGGTGCGATGAAGATTTTGGAACAGCAGATTCTTGAAGCTGAACCCGAATCAAGCCAGCCATCAGATACAGAGGCATCAAAGCAACCAGAAGAAACAGGGTCGTAAGTGTCAAAGGCATAACCAACATTCTTAAAATTTCTTTCAGCATTATGTTTCAAAAAATTTGTCAGATAGCTTCATTGTTGTCGCTTTTTCTAACCCTGTCAATGTTAGGTGGCTCATATTATGCTTACAGATTTGTTACAAGTGAGCAATTCAAGGCAAGGGTTATGAATGAGATCCTTGACAACGTATCAGGAATGATGCCCAAAGTATTAGATCAAGAGTTGCCAAAAGTAACAGGCCCATCTATGCCGATTATCAAATGAATTGTTTTTGGTGTGATACTGAACTTATAACAAGTGGTGACATAGACATTGATGAATCAATGCCAACTTATCCTGAGTTTTCTGTAATGACTAATTTATCTTGTCCGAAATGTTATTCGCAAGTAGAAGTACTAAAAAAAAGAGATGCTTTTGATTAATGATTTTTGGATTTTTTAAAAAATTAATAAAATACTATATTGATAAACTTGTGTCCTGGATAAGAATAAAAAAACTACAACTTGAATTAGATGATGAGATAAAAAAATACCATGATGATATAGATGCAAAAATTACAAAACCAAGAATTGTTGAAAAAGGTAAGTTTGGAGAAGATGGTTGGTCTATTTCTATAGGTGATGTGGATAAAGATGAGTGAAATAAAAATACCTGAGATAAAACTTCCAACAATTGATATTCCAGATGCTCCATATTTTACAAAACCAAAACTGGAAGGCAAGTTGCCTGGGTGTTATTTGTATCACCGTGATCTAGAAACTACACGCAATCCATCATTGCTTATATCGGACAAACGTGGCACTTACACAGTATGTCCAAATGGTGAAATTCCATCATATACTCCGATGACATATGACCCTGCACAAATAATTAATACAGAGCCAGTTCCTGTCGATAATGCTTCAACTCAAAAAGATACAAACATAGCACAACCAAAACCCAAAAAAGATAAAAAAGTAGTATATGAACCTTGCCCTCCTGAAAACCCACAATTCAGACCTGGAGATTACAGAAATGATCTCAGGATTGAAAGATTGGTAAAATGGGAAAGATCCCCTTCAGATGGTATTACTTGTGTCGGAGTCTGGGAAAAAGTACCATTCAGAGAAAGCTTTACTGGTACACCTCAAGCACTCATTTCTACTGCTGTTATCGGTGTGGTTGCTGGTGGGTCTGCGCTTTTGGCTCCTGTAATAAAAAAGGTGATCTCTGAAATATTCAAAAAGATAAAAAAACAACTGACAAAGAAAAAAGAAAAATCTACTTAGTTTTCATCTCATGAGTGTGTGGTAATACCTGATTGGGAATTGTTGTTAATACTACGTTTTTACACGCTACTGCATCTTCATTTATCAGCTTCACACCAAGCTTAAACTGCTCGGCACATACCTTCATCCTTGCGAGATTGGCCTCTA